CGGCCACATCGAGAGACCCGTCATCCAGGACGGCCATCACCATGGCCTTGAACGCGCCGGCCACCTGATCTTCCGCCGAGGCGTCGGTTGCAGGGGCCGGCATTTCCGTGGCCATCATCGGGTCGAGTCCCTCTTGCTCGGCAAACAACTTGGCGACAGGGTGCTTGTCCTTCAGGGCGGCCAAGACTTGCTTGACAGTCGTCTTCACTGGCTTCTCCTCTTCCGGTTCAGGTTCGTAGGATTCGTAAAGGGTCGCAGTCGTGGCCGGGTCGCAAACCAAGTCCACGGACCTGACCTCCAAAATCTCTTCAACAAGTTCCTGATCCTTGTCGCGTTTCGACTTGCCGAAGGCGATGTGCGACAGGCCGACGTTCTCGGGTGCGTGCTCGGCATCCCAGACAAACTGTTCCGCCACCGGGTGCCGCGGGTTGTAGTGGAGATCGCCATAGAGCCCGTCCCGCTCGAAGCGGACGGTCTGCAAGGATCCGAAGCGGTCACGGTAGGATCGGTCCCGGCCGGTCCTACGGGCGTCGTGGTCGATGCAGACCTTCATACCCTCGTACATCGGAGCCGCAGCACGAAGCCCGACCTCGCTGTATCGCCGTCCGTTCTTGGACGTGAGCCCGATGATCTTGACCCCGCGAACCACACCTGCCTCGCGGTCGATCTTCGCCTCGGTGAAACTGGCGGACTCTGCAAACGGCGTCTCTTGTTCCTTGGCCATCTGGCTTTCTCCTATCGCTGCACCCTGGATGTGGGCTTTCTGCTTTGCCTTATTACTCCCGGTCTCGTCGCCGGGCGTGTACGTGTAGCACTTGCCGGACTCGCCGAATTTCCAACCGGGCTTTCCGCCCTCCGTGCATCGCGGTACCGGCATGATTACGCTGCCTTGGGAACGGTGTCGTATTCGAGCCAGCACCGGCATCGCGGATGCGCCGGGGGCCCGCCCGGAAAGGCCATCTGCCACTGCTCACGCGGGCGACCGTCAAGCGGGCCGCACAACTCGCAGACTCGGGCATCGTGTTCGGTGTGCCAGGAAACGATGATTTCCCGGTCGCTGCCAAGAATGGCCGTGGATGCCCAGATCGCGAGCCACGTCTCGCCGGCACTGATAGCGGATGTGACCTCGGTAATCGCCATCCCCTCAGCCCGGCCTTCGCCGAACAGACTGTCGATACTGGAGAGATCGGATGTGTCTCTGAGGAATGCGTTCGTGTTGGCCGCGACTTCATTGCCGAGATCGACTGCCCGGCGAGTGGCCCACACGCGGGCCTCCACGGACAGCCGGGCCGTGTCGAGTTCCCAGCCTTGCTGGCCGGCCAACTGGCGGACCGCGGCCGTGAACACGTCAACAAGCCGGTCTTCCACGGCCACACGCACACCGCGGGCCATGCTCCGCTGGTCGAATTTGCCGCTGTCCAGATATCGCTTTCGCTCTGCCTCAAACGCGGGAATCAGGAGGGCAAGGATGTCGGCTTCGTGTTTCGAGCGGCTGGGGAGATCAGGCATCGCCGGGCACCTCCACGCCATAGGTGCCGTCGGGATTCCGGATCAATGCGACTCGCGGATAGAACCCGCCGGCGGGCGTCTCGGGGAATTGAGCAGAGACCAGGCGGACCAGCGTCACGTTATGGCGCTCGAAGAGGTCCTCGCGCCCGTCGTACCGGACACCCTCGGGAAGCCGTGGGCACCCGTCGTACTCCATGTCATCCGCCACGACAGGGGAACACTCGACGATCACGGCTCGCTTGGCGCTCATGGGGCCTCCACCAAGCGATACCGCTTGCCGTTGATTGTCGTGTAAAGCTCTCCGTTGCCCACAACATCAATGTTCGGGCAGGGCAACTCCAATTCGGCGAAACCGACTTGTGCGTCCTCATCCCATCGTTGCCGCCACTCAATCCCAATGACCTCTAACGGGTAACGATCAACCGTAACCGTCACGCCGCCTGGAGTTCCGTCGCTAACAATATGGACCTGAGAAACGGGAGGCTTGTTGCTCATGGGTAGCCCTCCCACAAACAGCGGTTGGCGAGCGTGAGCCGATCATGCCGCGACTCGGGAAGCGTGGTTTCGACCGACTTGGAGCCGGAGGTCGTCGGATTAGCGGTTGTCGGGACAGTAGTCCCCGCACTGCCCATGATGTCCGATGCCTGCTGATCGCTGAGATTGAAGAGGATTTTCAACTGACCGAGGCCGGCATCGCGCGGAATCACGCCCGTCGCGACAGCCGTAACAATCGCCGTCGCAGCCTGGACCTGTGCCCCGTTGAGCATCAAGTCGGTAGAAACCTGAATCTCCTGGTCGGTTGCAGCCGGAGGAATCACCGTATCGGTTGTCGCGACAGGCACTGGCTGACCGTCCACAGATCCGTCCGGCATGGCAGCCACGCCGGGCAACGCAGCGGGTACCGGCTCCTTGGCGACTTGCTGCTCTTGCTCGTCCGGATCGTAGCCTTCCTCTTTCCGCCACGTCTCCAAACCAATGACCCGGCTGGCATGGAGCGTCTGCCGTCGCGTGGTTTCGACCGACTTGTCGCGGACCACGATATCCGGCGGCGTGGCCTTGATCTGGAGGAACCGCTTCAGGTCGGTTAGCGTGACGCCGTACTGGAAAAACCGCCCAGCCCGATGCGCGAACGCCACACAACGCCAGAGGAGCGAGACGAATTCCTCACTGAAGAGAGCCTGCTGCTGCTCGCAGTAGATCGTGAATGGTTCGCCGGCAACCAGTGTGCTGGAGTAGTTGGCATTCGAGGCGTCTGAAGAGACGAGGTACTCGGGCATCGACCAGCGTTGGGCAGCGGCACGCCATCCGGCCTGTAGGACCGCGATGAAGTTCGGCCCGTTGCTGGTACCCAGTGGCCCGGCCTGGTACTTGGTCCCCACCGTGTCGATGATCGTGCCAGGGTCAAACTTCCGGTGGTAGATCGTCTTGGCCCCGGTCTGATAGTTGCGTGTCGTCTCCGTGGTGGCCTTCTCGGATCGCAGGGCCTCGATTCCGCTTTTCGTGGTGCCGGGCGGGTGCTCCCGGATATAGGCGATGGCCGCCTGGACTTGGCTGCCACGGACCGTGTTCCGCTTCAACTTCGCCGCGTCCACCAGGTCGGCCCGGGTCGGGTAGAAGTCCGACAGGCCCTGCTTGACAGTGGACCGCACGTTGAGCTTGACATGCCAGACCTGGTCAGCCGGCAACCAGTCCATCCCGTCCGGCCACTGGACACAGTAGCCGTGTACGTTCTGGATGTCGTCGGCGTCGGTGTCGATGCCGTAGGACCACGATCGACCATAAGGCGGCAACTCGACCGGCTCGCGAATCTGGTCCACGTCCAGTACACGAAACAGCGTGTCGCCGTACTCGTCCGGATGGAGCGTCAGAACGTGGGCGCCGTCGATGTGAGCTGTGGCGAACGACTCCCGGTCAAGCCGATTGTCCCAGTGGTTCAACTCGCGGACGTTGTCGATCAACCGCTGGACCTCTTCGACCAGGCCGACCGGGGCGGCAACGTCCTTTTTGACCTCGACCGTGTAGGTGAAGCCAGTCCGGACGGTGTAGTTAGTGAGCTTATCGACGATGCCCACGCCCGTTGGATCGCCCACCGCGATGATTCTGGCGGCGGTCCGGATGTCGCGGAGGTCGGATTCCGAGAAGACGAGCGGCCTGGCTGCGGAGTGAAAGCCCGGGTCATCGTTCAGGTATTCGTAGGGATCGACCGGGTCGCCCCACGCTTCGGAAAGGTGGCGTTGACGCTGACGGTCGCGTGCCTGCCGGCCGTAGACTTCCGCCTCAGGGACGTAGCCAGAGACCATGCGGAGGGCGGCCGTGGCCACCTCGTACTCCGTGGCCTCGTACTCCAGTCGGGCCCGCTCGGCACGGGCGGCAAGCTCACGCCGAGACGGGGGACGTGGTTTGGAAACCGCCTTGAACTTGTTCGGCTTGGCTGACTGACTCTGGCCGTTTGGCTCGGTCATTCGCTGCCTGTGAGCAAAAGAACGGGGGCCGCGAGTCCGCTCGCGAGCCCCCATACGGGCAGCGAAGGTTATGGCTTCTCGCCGGGGATCAGTCGGCTTCAGCCTTTGTGCGGGCAGGCGAGCAGACTC